ATGTCAAATTGTAACTGTACAGAAATCATGGTAGACAGTGACTGTAGACCAGAAATGGAAAAGGTGGCAAAAATGCTTGCGGGGCTGAGCGAGAAGAACCAGATTAATCTGGAAAGCTTTTTAAAAGCGGTTGATTTCCTGGAACAGCGAGAAAATAAAACAGCATAGGGAGGGAAAGGGCATGAAAAAGGAGGACAAGCCCCATCTTAAGGTAATCAATGTAATGAAGGATGGAAGGGAGCTGGAGACCCTGGAAGGTATAGAGGCACCTGAAATCATCTACGATATTGTATTGCGAGATTACAAGGCCAAGGGGATTAAACTGATTCCAGTGGATACATATGTGTAAACACTATCATTTGGAGGTTGAACATAAAAAGGAGGAATGTAGCATGTTTGCCCGAAAACAAAAAGAAGAGGACTATATAAAGTTTGTAACCCATTATGGAGAAAAGACAGCGGAATCTTATTCTGGAAGGCCGGAGGTAGCTACGTACATAAGCAAGTGTATAGAACATGGTGCCACAAAGGTTGAGATTACAATGCCGGCTTTGTTAAAAGGTCCATTGGAGAAAACGCTGAAAGAACTGAGTATGGGAAAGTTGGAACCAGAATGTGAGACCAGGAAGAGACAGCTCTATGAAGAAGGTCCGAGTTATGAAGAGAGACATGCCTTTTATGAGATGACAAAAGAGGCGTATGGTACCATGAAAAAGATAGACGCTCTATGTATTCTGGATTCATTCAATAAGACCCACCTTACAAAGTTGTTGAAACAAGAGAAATTAGGGGTAAACGAAGAAATGGCATTGTGTATAGCTGCTCTGTTAAGGGTAATGGGAGAGGCGACAAGGAATATCGACCCAGACACATTGACGGAAGTACAAAGGCGTATGATTGGAGGCGTTGTTATAAAGGACTTGGAAGGGCTGAAACGGTACCTCGGAATACTCGTACTCCCTAGTCATGCTGAGAATTCAGAAAGAATTGAAGCCGGCCATTTAGATGAACCCGGACAGAAATGATGTAACAATCAACAAGATATTACCCTAGAAAAATTTGGAGGCAAAGTGTGAAGAGGAAACTGGTCGTATTGCTTGTGAGCATATCAATGTCTTTGCTTCTGCCGGGATGTACCATAACAAAGCAGATATCCATAAATATCTACCAGCAAGCAGATAAGGGCAATGCTCAACATGTGGTAATTGATTATAAAGAAAAATTATTCTGAAACATGGAAGAGAGGAAAAACAGCATGGTAATAGAATCAAAACGCTACAAAGAGACAGCAAGGGAGAATGTGAATAGGAAAACAGAAAAAGCCGTCAAAAGGTTAAAGCAGCTAATGACGGCAGATTTACACAAAAATATAGAAATTCGTTTCGACTATCTAAATAAAGATTTCTTCAAATATAGGACGGAGACGGTTAATAGAAAAACGGTAGGGGACGAATAGTTCACGAATGGAGCTATCAACCTCCAGCTCTCCTTTTAGAATCATATCGGCAGCTATGAGAGAAACGGCGATGACTTTTGTCTCATTGGGGATAATGTCAGTCTGATGATTTATTAATTTCTCAAGGGCGCTTTTGCAGCAGGCATCATTTATTGATTGTTGAGTTTCTGATACGCCGTCCATATGTATGAGGGGAAGGGCTGTAAGAGTACATGTAAGAGTTAAAATATCATCATCAGTAAACATGTGGTTAAAGTGTTTCATGAAAATTTCTCCTTGTTATATGTGTACTTGGCCCTGGCGGGGGCCTGTAAGTACATTATAGGACGGGAGGGGAGAAAAAACAAGAATCGGAAAGGAAAGAACCATGAGAACAGGAAAGGTCACAAAGAAAAAGGCCGAAGAACTGGCAAAGCAGCTCTTGGGGATCGGGAAGTTAATGAAGGAAGATGAATATGGCTATTACTTCCAGTCGGGCCAGATAAAAATAAGGGTATCGCCATGGAACACTAAGGGAAACAAGAAGGTTTTCCAGACGTTTTTCCTGGCCGGGAAATGGTACGAAGGAGAGGTGCTGGAAGTGTTTATCTGGGTGGGAGACTATTATAACCGTGAGATGTTTTTTACGCCGCATACCATGGAGGAAATCTATTATGAGTATAAGAGAAGCGAAGAGTGAAGGAGGCCGTGCAGTGGGAGAAGATTATTGGAGATATGAGTGCAGGAAGGCCAGGAAAGAAAGAGAACATTATAAATGTTGGTCGGCAGCCTTATTTTACCTGCTTGGATTTGCAACAATGGTCATCATGTATTTGGTGATGTATGGAGGATGATAAGAAACATGAAAAGACAGTTTAGAACGTGTGAATACTGCGGGGGAGCATTGGACCCGGGAGAGAAGTGTGATTGCCGGAAGATGAAAAATCGGAATTATACAGCAATCGAGGGAATCGGATATAAGCCGGCGCTTATCCAGCCAGTAGGCCGATGCAATAAAAAACCGGCCGAATAAAATCGGCCGGAGGAACGGTGGGTAATCCGTTCCTAAGCAGAAACACAAACACAAACACGTCATACATAGTATAACTGAAATGTATGCATATGTCAAACAAATTGAGGGATGAATATGGGAATTGAAACAAAAAACCCGATAAAAAGGGATGAATTAGAGGCATACAGAAAATCTCTTAAGATAGGAGACCAGCTTATATATTATGAATCAGTCCCAAGAAGCGATGGGATAGGAGGATCCAGGATGGTCAAGAGACGAATGCTAATTACTGGTATCTATAAAAATATCATCACATTACAGCTTGGAAGGATGCAGCGGAGCATGACGCTCCAAGAAGCACTTATGTATAATGCGAAAAGGCGTCCAAAACTTCAGACGGATATACATATGCCGAACGAGGAAGAAAGGATGGAAGAACGACGGAAAAAGATAATGAATTTGGCATATCGTGGCCTGAGCAATGCTGAGATAGCAGAAAAGACTGGATATAGTCAGCAGGCGGTTGCCAATGTTGTCCGATGTGCAAAGCAAAAAAGGGACAAAATCAATGCAAGACACATAGAAATTGCCAAGCTGAGAGCATCTGGCCGCGGAGTGAACGAGATAGCGCGTATGTTAGGTTGTAGCAGTGCAACGGTCATCCGGGCACTAAAGAAGTGTGAGGCGAAAAAATGAGCGTACTGCATGAGTTAGCCGAATGCTTTGAAATAAGTGAAAGAGAAGTGTGTGCCAGAGTTGGGTATTCGCCTTTTGATGTAAAACGAATTTTAGAGGCGGATGCCACCATATATCCAGGTGAATTTCAGAAATTAATGAGAGACCTTAGAATTATGTCACTGAAAACGCGCGATTATGAAATACAGTCAGCAACGATAGGGCATCAATGGCGCATGAAATGCTTAGAGGAGATAGCGGAGAAACGCGGCATGGATATAAGATCGTGTGAAGATCCACATGTATTTTAGGAGGAAGATAGTGAGGATTATAAGCATAATCAATTTAAAGGGTGGTGTGGGAAAGACCATGACAGCGCTGGAGCTGGGATACATATTGCACCATAAATACGGACAGAGCGTATTGCTGGTGGACAATGACAAACAGGGTAACCTTAGCCAAGCCATGGGAAAGCATTATGCAGAGGACTATATATGCGGAACGGCCCAGCTTCTGAATGGGCGGGATGTGAATAAAATCATGAGATTTACGGGTGAGCCGGGCATGGGAGTGGTGAGCGCCGATATGTCCCTTCTGACGTCCACATACCAGTTGATGGGTAAATCAGGGGAGAAAGTGGGGCAGTTTGAGACATTGCGCAATGCCAGGGCAGAGGATGGAAAGCCATACGATTATATTATTATAGATAATCCTCCAGATATGGGGATTAATGTAATAAATGCACTAATGGTCACTGATGACGTAATTGTGCCGGTAAAACTGGACCAGTGGGCGTTAGATGGACTGGAAACTATCAAGAACCAAATATCAGAATGCAGGGAGCGAAACCCGGGAATAAAACTACTTGGAATCCTGGTCACAATGTATCGTAATAACGATGCTAATGTAGCTGGTGTTGAATGGTTACAGGACCAGGGATATAAGATGTTTAAGGAAAAAATTCGGTACAGCGAAAAAGTGGCTGAAAGCATAATGATGGGGAAGCCACTGGAGGAATACAGCCCTAGGAGTGCGGCGGCAGTCAGCTATCGGAAATTTGTTGAAGAATATAGGAGGGGAACCAGTGAGTAAAGGCATTGTGACAGAATATAACGATTATTGTGTGTTTTGCGGAAAGCCAACAGAAGCACAACATCACCTTATATGGGGGAAGGGAAACCGTGATAAGGCAGAAAATGATGGGATAAAAATCCCGTGCTGCAATAAATGCCATAACATGGGGGATGTCCTTGAACGCATACATGAGAATCCAATGGCAGAGAAGCTATCCAAAATAGCCGGACAGCTTGCGTGGGAAAAACATGAAGTTGCCTGTGGGTTAACAGAAGAAATGGAAAGAAGCGAATTCAGGTTGCGTTTTGGAGAAAGCTATCTGTAGGAGGGGAACAATGTCGTGGTCATTTAAAGAACTATTAAACACCGTGGAAGCATCAGATCCGGATTTTACGGAAATTTATCTGAGCCCCTATGAAGTGGAACCATCAGAAAGCAATTTTTATAGTCAGGAAAACATTGAGGAGCTGGCAGATTCCATGCTTACCGTGGGCCAACAGCAGCCGACTGTACTTGGACGGGTAGATGGTGTATACAAAATCATAAGCGGCCATAGAAGGAATCTGGCCAACATACATAATATAGAATGCGGGGCGCTTCCCAAGGATTATAAGGCAAGGTATCTGTACAAAGAAATGACATCAGCCCTATTTGAATTGTCTCTTATTATTGGAAATGCCTTTAACCGCAAACTTACGCCATATGAAGAAACAGAGCAAGCGGCCCGTTTGAAAGCGGCCCTTATACGGGCCAGAGAAGAAGATGGGATAATTATAAAGGGAAAAATGCGGGATATTGTTGCGGATATCCTTAAGACCAGCAAGACCCAGGTGGCAAGGATGGATAAAATAAACAAGGGCCTGGTGCCTGAGGCGAAAGAACAGTTTAAGGCAGGAACAATTGGAAAAACTGCCGCATATGAGACGGCAAAGCTTCCGGCAGAGGAACAGAAGGAGATTGCAGCCGCGGCTGCTGGAGGAAAAGAAGTCAGTCACAAGGATATTGCAGAGCGTGTCAAGGAGAAGCAGGAAATCAAGGCTGCACAGAAGGCCGCAGAACGAGCAGAGAAGGCTGCAAAACGGGCGGAACATTCGCAAATTGCAGCTGCACAGGCTGGGATACAGGCAGAGAAAGCAGCAGAAAATGCAGAAATGACCGCTACAGGATTTACAGATACAGCTATGAATCAGCCGGAACCGTCAGAAGAGGAAAAACAGGAATGGTCTACCAGGGAATGGGCCATATACACATTAAGGGAATTAATGTTGGTTGTGAGTTGTATTACAGAAGATGAGTTGCTTGTTTTGCAGGATATATTGATGGTGGCGACAGAACGAAACAACGTTGGACTGTACGGTGGAGCCCCAAGAAGTGGTATAAACACACATTTAACGGAGGAACGAGAATGAAAAAATATTTGGAAAAAGAAAAAGCAATCGACACATTAGCAAGACTGTATGAGCGCATAAAAAGAGAAGAACATGACCAGGAAGCGGCTAATGGAGTTTGGCGTGCAATGGAAGCTATTGCGGCCCTGGGCGATGCGTGGATTCCCGCTTCGGAACGGCTCCCAAAGAAACCAAAAGAAAATCCGCTATATGATAACAAGCCATTGGAGATATATTTAGTGTCTGTCAAAAATACAGACTGTGTGATTAGGGCATTTTGGAACGGAGCATCATTTACTGACGGGTGGGATAAACTGGACGTGCTGGCATGGATGCCATTACCGGAACCATATAAGGAGGAGAAGGAATGAAGTATGACAAAGAAAGATTTGAATGGTTGCCGTACGAAAAAAAGATGGGTTTAATAGAGCGGGAGTTAAGTCTGGAAACTCATAATGCGACAACAAGAGCGGATTTGCTCATGCTTTTGGATTGGGAATACAAAAAGATAAAGGCAGATGAAAAAAGGATTGAAGATGCGATTGCTCATTGCTATATGACCAAATTTGAATATCCAGGGATGGAAGAAGGCTTATGTGCCGGATTAAGAACCATGGGTGGAGATGGAGAACCTTACGGAACCTGTAAAGAATGCCGTTTACAGTACCAATATGACGAAATGCATCAGGAGGAAGAGAAATGATTGAAGAAGGAATCGCGAAAGACCTATCAATGGTAGTTAAAAATGCAAAATTGATGGGATGCCAAGAGGTTAAGTCATTTAGACATATACCATTGAAAAATGTTGAGGCTGTCATATCAGCTCTACAGAAACAGATAGCAAAAAAACCAGAGGATGAAAGATGTTTTATTAAAGACAAAGAGAATATCGGATTGTGCCCATCTTGCGGTGAAGGGGTTAATTCAAATTATCCATATTGTGGACACTGTGGGCAGAGAATCAAATGGGATATTGAGTGGCGCATGGAGGCAGAGGAATGAAGGATAGAAAATATTTAGCCGTAAGTATCAAGCACTCTGCCGGAACCCGATTCACTTTATGGGGATGGGAAAGGACCAAGGATGAGCAGGAGCGTTGTTTTACTGGATATTTAGGCACCATAGATTATGACAAGTGCGAATTATATAGTCTTGAGGATTTCCAGAAGCATTATGGACATGGTGTTATAAAGTGTGACAAGCCTGTAAAAATGACCATGGATTTGGTGCGAAAATGGGATGAATATGATACCGTGCTGGTAGATTATGAGGAATACAAAGCATTTGTAAGTTAGCAAAATCGTAGCTTATAACACAGCAGCGCATACCGGTACCTGATTCGCAGGACCGCGACTGCGTAAAGATAGCTGGCATGGCTCTGGTGTATGCACAACCAGTAAGACCAGCAGCGGATGTGCCTATGGAGAGATAATGGAGGACCATACGGCCAGGGGTTCCGGTCTGGCGCACATCCACTATATCGTTAATCTGGCATATCGGATATACGGTGCAAGGACGAACGAGGGACCTTGTAAAAAAATCTCTGGAGCAAAAACCAGATAGACAATAAAAAAGAGGGTGAGCTGATAACGCGCCGAGAAAGCAACGGGAGCACCATGCCAAAGTTGGACGGCAGCCGGGGCCGTTGATTGGGCCAAAGCCAAAGCTGGGAGCCAGTACCGGCAATTATTCAAAATCGAAATTTGGTCTGTGAAATTAACATTAGTGGCGGTGTATGGTACACAGGGCCAGGTTCAACTCCTGGGCGGCCTCCAGGTCCGCAACCGTGGGGAAAGTAAGAGAGTGCCGGTTCAAGTCCGGCCGCCGCCAACTTAATATTCCTAGGAACCGGAGGAGAAAGTAGATATGAATGTAAAAATATATATACGGAATTTTGATGGGACATGGGACTTGGAAAAAGAATTTGATGAAAAGGTGATTTCCATTACGGTTGCAAATGGAAACTATGTTTTGGTGTTAGAACAGGAAGATTATTTTGGTAAGCTTGTCTTTTTGTATGATATGAGCAAATACAAAATCGAGGCTCTTCCACAGTAAAATTGAGATTTTCCAGAGAAAGAAGGTATGGCATGAAAAAAACTAATGTGATTGTCAATAAGATTACCGGAAACCTGAATACTAAAAACATTTCACTGGTTGATAGCGGGTTTCTTGCAAGCTATGGCGGTATGGTTGCCATAGGATATAAGGGCGGAAACCGAGATTATATGTTATCGGTGACAGCCGAAGATATGGAAAAGTTTCTTCACACGGGCGGGAATGTTGCTTTGACGTTGGAGGAAATGCGGACAATGGAAGCAGAACCGGTCTGGATAGAAGTCTTGGACAGACCAGATTTGAGTAGGTGGCATTTTATAGTTCGCACAAGCTCCCTGGGATTGATTGCGAAAGATGGATTAGGGCAGTATGAGTGTTACCCACACAATGAAGATAAGCTGACCTTTGGTGGTTGCTATTTTGACATTGAAAAAGGTCACGGTTATGGTGTGAAGTGGTTGGCTTATAAACATAGGTTGGTCCGTTAAACTGACATTTGTGATAGTTGTAAGAGAACAAATAGAACATAGAAAGGAGCGTGTACATATGAAGGTCGGAGAGTATTTAAAAGAGCAGCGAGAACAGCAGGGCCTATCCCATGCAAAGCTGGCGAAGGCCGCCGGAGTGTCTAAGCGCTCCCTTATCTATTGGGAGCAGGGTAGGGATATGAGTGTGGAGGTGGCCGATAAGGTGCTTAAAGCTCTGGGAGCAACCTATAAAATAGGTGCATGATTGTGCACCAAAACTGATATTTGAGCTAGGAGGTAGTTGTGAAATTATTTTTATTAAAAGTAAAGTTGTTTTTATTAAAAGTAAAGTTATTCTGGGTAATTATGTCTCTCACTTCGGAGGAAACGCAGGAGTGTATCAAGATCAGTAATAGAGCAAGGGAACTATGTGGCAAATAAAGACATTTAGAAGTTAAAGGAGAGAGAATGAATATAACGGAATATGCAAAGAGTGAGTTGGAGCGTCTTGGTAAAGATGATGAGGGGATGCAGGAGTTGATAAATAAGGACATATTGGAGATTGTGGAAAGGTTCGCCTCTCAGGGGCATAGTGGTTTTTTCGGCCAGTTATGCTTTATCAGTACTGGAACGGTTATTGAGGTTTAAACCGCTTACCGCCCTTACTGGAGAGGAAGAAGAGTGGAACGACCTGGAGTGGGGGGGGGGGGGCTGGCAAAATAAGCGTTGTTCCAGTGTTTTTAAACATGAGGACGGAACAGTCCGTGATGTTGATGGGATTGTGGTATCGGATAATGGTGGAATAACATGGTTTACGGGAAAAGACTTTCAAAAACTAATTACTTTCCCATATACTCCACCCGTTAAACCAGAACGTGTATACATAGAATATACAGAAGAAGTACCACCGGGATTTACTAGTGATAAATATGATATCATTACAGACCAGCCGGAACGTATTAAGGAGCTTTATAAGCGCAAGCGAAAAGAATTCGACGAAGCTTATCAAGATTAGAAAAGCACTGTATCAATTATCTGGAGGAAAAATGGAAAAGAAATATGATGTTGAAATCAGATGGGGCGAGATAGTAAAGGTGTTGACAGAAAGGTACCCAGGTAAAGCGTATGGTTCTTATATACTCATGCCAAAAGAAGAGAACCAAAGACAGCATGATGAAGTCTGTGGTTTGTTAAAAAGGCAGGCCGAGTTAACCGCTGAAAGTATCGTTGAACAGGTGTCAATCAAGAAAACAGTGAAAGAATTAATGGAAGATATAGAACTTGTAAGCATTGAAAAGCACGGTGTGAACTTAGTTGGCTGGATATTGGTCATATAGCACATAGGGCTGCTGCCATCGGGGACGCTGAATTACTTCTAGCGGCATGGTTCGAATCCATGACAGCCCATTCAAAGAAAATGAGGAAGAGGTGATGGCAATGGGAACCGTAGAACATCGAATAAGAGCAAAGAAAATGGGCGGTACATCAACCGACCAAAGTTATCTGTACCGCCCTTACGCTTAAGGACAGTATACCATATTCTGATTCCTTAAGCAATACGAAGGAGGAAGGGTTATGAGTAATACAGATAATCAGAGTGTAAAAGCGGAAATTATTAATAACGTAATTGTGGCAATGACGTACTATCTGAGCAGTGACGTGCTGGAAATGCTGGAAAGAGTACTAACAAAGAATCTGGTAGACGTAGTGATTGAACGAATCAATACGCTGCCCATGGAAATGAAGGACAGCATAGACAATCAGAACGGATACATATTGCAACTCTTCTTATATAAAAAGAAGAAGTTAGCAGAGGGGACAAAGTATGGTTATGTAAGTGCAATTAAGCGCTTGGTCACTTTGGTATATAAACCATTGACCGAAATGGAAGAACCAGACATTTATTATTACCTTGACTGGTACGAACACAAGAACGTTTCGCAAACAGGACGAAAGAACCAGCCAAAGACCATAAACAATGAGCGGCGGTTTCTTTCCGCATTTTTTACCTGGATGCGTAAAGAAAAGCTGATTAGTGCAAATCCGGTTGAAGCAATTGAACCGCAGAAGGTTACCAAAAAGCCGATTGACTATTTCACGCCCGAAGAGATGGCGCGATTAAAAGATGGATGTGAAAGTCTGAGGGAGCGGGCCATACTGGAGGTATTGCGTAGTACCGGAGCCAGAGTAGGAGAGGTGGTTGCTATCACAATTGACCTGGTTAATTGGGAGACAGGAGACGTAATGATTTTAGGCGAGAAGGGCAACCGATACCGCACACTGTATCTGGACCCGGATGCTATCTATCATTATAGGAAATATCTGAATAGCAGGACAGATCATAACCCAGCCATATTTGTAAGTTCTAAGGAGCCGCATCAGGCATTATCTACATGCGCCGTACGAGGTATTCTTAAAGATGTTGCAAAGCGTGCTGGTGTAACAAGCCGGGTGTATCCGCATAAAATGCGGAAAACCCTGGGAATGGAACTGAAGAACAAAGGCGTTGACATAGGTACAATACAGGAGATTATGGGACATGCAGATTCAAGAGTGACTTCTTTATATTATGCGCAGTCGACCCCAGACACGCTGAGGGTGGTAAGAAACAAGGCGGCATAATTAACATATATTTACAGTTTGCAAGAAAAAATGAGCGGGGCAATATCCCCGCATCCAACTCGATAAGTTTATTAAGATAGGAACCTCCCCCTGTTTACCAGGGGGAGAAATCATAGGATGGGAGTAAACAGGTTAATGGCGTGTATAGAAAGTGTATGCTATGCGGGGAGAACTAAGAACATCCGTGCGTATTATTCAGCGAAATATAACGATGGAAAACTGACAGGGATGAAAGAAAGGCGGGCAAAGCGGGAAAAGCCCACCAGCGAGAAACAGGCAGAGGTAAACCGTAAAAACGCATACCGTACCTTGACATGGATCATGGATGCGAATTTTTCTGGGGCTGACCTGTATGTAACATATAGTTTTGAAAAGAACAAGAGGCCGGGGGAACCAAAAAAATTTAGAGCCTATGTAAAGCAGTTTTTAAAACAGCTGAGGAAGCTCTATCGAAGGGCGGGTATCCGTTTAAAGTATATCTGGGTAGGCGAACGTGGAGAGCGTGGTGCAGAGCATATACATATGGTTCAGTCAGGTGGAATAGATGTAAGGGAATTAAAAGCAGCGTGGCCCCATGGATGGATTAATGCAATACCAATGGATGAGAGTGGGAGCTATCATAAGTTGGCCGCTTATTTTATCAAATATTCAGATAAGACTATGCGGACAGAGGGAAGGTTACAGGGGAAACGATATAACCCATCTCAGAATCTGGTACGCCCAGAACCGGAAAAAGCCAAAGTTAGAAAACGCAGACGGATAGATCCAGGAGCCATTGAGGTACCAGAAGGATATTATCTGGAAAAAGAGACCATACAATCGGGTATACAGGAAAATGGTTATGAATTCCTGGAATATACCCTTGTTCTTCTGCCGGGTTACCATATGGCTGCCCATGATAAGGCTGCCAAGCGACAACGAAAGAAAAAGCGGTCCAGATAAGGGCCGCCGTTTGGTATGCGTAAAGAAGGGATGTGAGAGGGTGCGACCAAAAAAAGAGGTACGATGTCCGTATTGTGTCACAGTCAGCCGATACGATAAAAAAACGCCAACTATTACGTGCGAGAACATAGAAAATAACTTGGGGTTTGAAGTAAGAAATAAGCTGGAGTTTACAAGCCATGAGGAAAAGAAAAACTACCAGGAACTGTTTTGTGCCGATATGTATGACACTTGCCCGTATTATAAAGCCATCTACCAGAGGGAGAAGGAAGGAAAGTAACCGTACAAATCGGACACTATAATGCGTGTGCGCATACACATGCGCGTATACGCGCGCGAGAATCGGAAAAGATAGACGCGACCTGCGTCTTTTTTGCGTGGAATAAACCGGACAAAACCGGTCGCATAGGGGTGTTGGAAACAAAAAATAGAATGTGATATGGTTATGTAAGGAGGTGAAGCATGGCAAGACAGAAATGGCAGGAATGGGTGGAGAACGAAGAGAAACTTACCATACTGGCAGCCTGGGCCAGGGCTGGAAAAACTGACGATGAAATAGCCAAGTTGGTTGGGATAAGCCGCTCCACCCTGGGGGAGTGGAAAAAGAAACATGAAAAAATAAGTGAAGCATTATCTACGGGGAAGGATTATGCAGACCGCCTTGTGGAAAATAGTTTGTATAGGGCAGCACTCGGATATACAGTAACCAATAAAAAGCCTATCAAAACAAGACATGTAACGTACGAGGACGGCAAAAAAATAAAAGAGGATGAAGTGATTGAATACGCGGAGGAGACTGTACATGTGGAAGGGGATACAAAAGCCATTGTATTCTGGTTGGAGAACCGGATGCCGGAATGGCGCAAGAGATGTGAAGAAATTAAAAATAGCAACATAGAAGATGAAAACGGGGTTGGTTTGATTGTGATGGGAACAGAGCAGGCCGATGAAATTAAAAAGTTGATGGAGGTGGCACAGGAACAAAGTGAAAAAGAACAGCAAGTTACAGAGTGAAAAGAAACAGAAAGCATTTGACGCAAAAGAATTTGTCCAGACCCACAACATCCTCTGGGCTCCATCAGCAAGACAGTTAGCTATGATGTGCCGGATGGAGTTTGAAGGATTGTACGGAGGAGCCGCTGGAGGAGGTAAGTCAGATTATCTATTAGTGGAGGCATTGAGACAGGTACATATAAAAGCTTATAGGGCTGTCATATTTCGAAAGACATATCCGGAGCTGGAGGACTTAATCAACCGGTCATTAGAACTGTACGCGGGTGCATACCCAAAAGCGAAATATAATGTGAGTAGTCATAGATGGACTTTCCCCAGCGGAGCCAAGATATATTTCAGTTCGATGCAGCATACAAAAGACCGCACAAAATATCAGGGCAGGCATTTTGATTTCGTTGGGTTTGATGAATTAACCCATTTCACCTGGGATGAATATAACTATATGTTCTCCCGCACGCGTTCAAGCGCGCCGGGGTTACGTAAGTACATACGTTCCACAGCTAATCCAGGCGGACCGGGTCATGGATGGGTAAAAGCAAGATTCATCACACCAGCCAAGCCAGGGACGCCAATCGTAGAAACCAAGGAAGTGAAGGGACCGAATGGAGACATCATACGGAGCACTAGGGACCGAATTTTCATTCAGAGTAAAGTATTTGATAATCCGGACTTGATACGTAATAATCCAGATTATGTAGCATCCCTAGCAATGATGCCGGAGGCGGAACGTAGGGCATTGTTAGAAGGAGACTGGAATTCATTTAGCGGTCAGGTGTTTGAAGAGTGGAAAAACGACCCAGAAGGATATGATACACAACAGTGGAGCCATGTAATTAACCCGTTCAAGATACCGGAAGGATGGGAAATCATGCGTGGATATGATCATGGTTATGCAAAACCGTTTTCGGTTGGATGGTTCGCAGTGGATTATACCGGATGTATTTACCGAATACGGGAGTTATACGGAATGAAGAAGGACAGCCCCAATGTAGGAATTAAAATACAGCCGGCAGAAGTGGCAAGACAGATTCGCGCCATTGAAGAAACAGATCCGAACCTGAAAGGAAGGAGAATCACAGGGATTGCAGACCCATCCATATTTGCAAAGGACCGGGGGCCGTCCATAGCAGATACTATGGCGAATCTGGGCGTATATTGGGTGCCTGGCGATAACCATAGAATTGCTGGAAAGATGCAGTGTCATTATCGTATGGCTTTTGACGAACATGGACGCTCTATGTTTTATGTGTTTAAGAATTGTAAAGATTTCATTCGTACGGTACCTAACCTTGTATATGACGAAGAAAACGTGGAGGACGTAGATACAAAGCAGGAGGATCACATTTATGATGAATGCAGATATGTGCTTATGTCGCGTATCATAGCAATCCGTAAGCACAGAGAAAAACCACTGCCTCTTGAGGATCCGCTTGACCTATACAAAGAAGAGCGGGAGCGTAGGAGCCGTGTTATAAGAGTGTAAGGAGGACACATGGAGAACGATACAACAATACAGGAAGTACCGGGAACAGACTGGAAACCAGTGAATGAAAAGACGATTGAAGATGCCTTGCAGATGTTCCGGAAATACAAGGATGCCAAAGATGACCTGACAAAGCGAATTACAAACGCGGAAGAATGGTGGAAAAATAACCATTGGGAGCGGTTTACAAGCCCATCCAGCAATCCCAATGACCCGCGACCCACAAGTGCATGGTTGTTTAACAGTGTAATTAATAAACACGCTGACTTTCAGGATAATTACCCTTCTCCGGCTATCCTGCCCAGGGAGGAGAGTGACGAACCCATTGCTAAGATGCTGTCAGATGTCGTGCCGGTTATCATGGAACAGAATGGATTTGACAAGACTTATTCGGAGTGTTCCTGGGATAAACCAAAGACGGGTACTGCGGTATATGGAATATTTTGGAACCAGGATAAAGAAAATGGCCTGGGGGACATTGAAATCAGACACATAGATATGATGGACATATTCTGGGAGCCTGGGATAAGCAATATCCAGGATTCAGAAAATGTGTTCGTTATTGATATGGTGGACTATGAGACACTGGAAGAAGAGTATCCACAGCTGAAAGGAAAACTGCAATCAGGAGCCATTTACAAGCCGGAATATGCCTACGTGTCCAAATTGGACACCTCGAAGAAAGTGAACGTCTTTGATTGGTACTATAAACGCCGAGTGTACGGGGAAGTAAATGGAATCCGAACAAACCGTACAGTCCTGCATTATTGCAAATTTGTAGAAGGGCATGTCTTGTTTGCAACGGAGAATGACCCGAAGTATAGAGAAACAGGACTGTATGACCATGGAAAATACCCATTTGTGTTTGATTGTATGTTTCCGGAGAAGGGGTCGCCGGCTGGATTTGGGTATCTGGATGTCATGATTAATCCGCAGGAATACATAGACAAGCTGGACCAGGTAATCCTAAAACACGCCAGTTTAAGCCGGCCCAGGTATTTTATTGCCGGATCTTCGCAGGTGAATGAAGAGGAATTTACAGACTTGTCAAGGGACCTGGTGCATTGTAGCGGAGATGTAGGTGAGAACTCTATCCAGCCGATAAAGCCGCCCGAAATGTCCAATGATGTGTTGAGTATCCGTCAGGCAAAGATTGACGAATTGAAGGAGACATCTGGAAATCGCGATTTCTCCCAGGGTTCCACTACATCCGGAGTGACAGCGGCCAGCGCCATTGCCGCACTACAGGAGGCCGGAAGCAAACTGTCCAGGGATATGCTGAAGGACAGCTATAGTGCTTATTCGGAAATTGTTACGCTTGTGATAGAGCTGATACGGCAATTCTACGATATACCGAGATGTTACAGGATTACACGGCCAAATGGAAGTTCGGAGTACATTACTCTGGACAACCAGGGACTGAAACCGCAGGAAGATGCCATGATGAATGGAGAACTGTCCATGCGCAAACCAGTATTTGATATCAAGGTATCGGCCCAGAAGGCCAGCCTGTACAGCCGAATTGCAAATAATGAGCTGGCAAAGGAACTTTACGGAATGGGCGTGTTTGCCCCGCAAAATGCAGACCAGGCCCTTGCTGTCATAAAGATGATGGATTTTGACAAGCGAGAAGAAGTCATTAAGCAGGTGCAAGAAAACGGAACTATGTACCAGCAGATGCAGAAGATGCAGGCAACCATGGCTCAGATGGCGAATTTAATCTATGAAATGACCGGAAATCAAAAAATCCTTGCCGTTATGGATGGAGCTGGACTGCCACAGGGAGAAGTAAAGCCAGGAAATGCCAATGGAGAACCAGTAATAACAAATAGCATAGGACAGGCCATCGGGGGAGACAGCAGCGCAGCAGGAAAGGCCAGGCAGAGGGCAGCCACATCAACGGAGGTTAAATTATGACGAAGGTCAATATGTTATTTGATAAGGGCTATGTGAAGATAACTATGAAAGGACATGCTGGATTTGCTGAAAGGAATAACCTGCCAGAAGGTCATGACATTGTATGTGCGGCTATATCCATTCTGGGACAAACATTAGTACAACGGCTACTGACATTGGCAGAGGAAAAGAAAATACTGCTCAGTTTGAACCGGTATGAGGCTGGCAATATAGATGCGCATGCAGTTGTGAAGCAGAGCCACATAGAAGAGGTGGAAGCCACACTGGAAACCATCAGGGCAGGTTACAGCATGCTTGAAAATGAATACCCAGACTACATAAAATTAGGGGTGTTGGAAACAAAAAATAGAATGTGATATGGTTATTACAGGAGGCAGGAAGATGCCGCCTGTAATAGACGGGAAAGGAGAAAAATACATGAACAAACTCAAATTAAATCTGAGAATGTTTGAAGGAGAAGGGGCCGCAGCGGGTGAAACTGGAGAAGGAGCCGAAGCGGCAGCAGAGCCACAGGAGCCGGGAACCGGACAGGAACCAGCCGAAGGACAGGCTTCACAGGAACCTTCCGTAAGCGATCCGGAGAACCGAGAGGAAGCCTATGAGCGCATCCGTGCGGATTACAATGACCTGATTGCCAAGGACATTGAGAAAGCGTTAAACCGCAGAAATGCAGAAAACCAGAAGATGCAGAATCAGCTAAAAGCGTACGAACCGCTCATGAACCTGCTGAATATCCGGTACGGGGTAAACTCAGGAAAGATAGAGGATGTAGTGGCAGCCATTGAGAAGGATGACAGCTTTTATGAAGCGGCGGCTACGCAGGCGGGAATGTCGGTTGACCAGTACCGGACCATGATGAACCTTCAGATGCAGAATCAGCAGCTGCTTGCACAGCAGAGAGAATGGAATGAGGCCAGGCAGAGAGAACAGATATACAGCCGTTGGAACATGGAGGCGGAGAGGTGTAAACAGCTGTTCCCACAGTTCGACATGGTATTAGAATGCCAAAACCCAGATTTTGCACGAATGCTTGAAAGCGGAGTAAGCATGGAGGCGGCCTATCGCGCTGTACACTTTGCTGAACTCAGCCAGGGCCTTATGGCAAAAACAGAGACGGAAACGCAGAAAAAAGTGGCTGACACAATTCGTTCCGGCGCAGCAAGACCAACTGAAAACGGAGCAAGTAAAGGAGCCGCCACAAAGACAGACGTAGACGTTGCAAGCCTAACGGACGAACAGATGGACGCAATCATTGAACGGGTCCGAAACGGAGAACAAATCACACTTAGATAGCGGATAGGGAAAGAAAGGAGAAATTATGAACAAAGCTATGAATGCAACTTTGAAGTTAAATCTTAGGATGTTTGATACATCTGTACCAGCCAATACGACCGGAACAGGAAGCCTGTCGGCAGAAATGAAAACATTCTACGACAAAAATCTGCTGAGATATACAAAACCGCATCTGGTACACGACCAGTTTGGACAGACAAGAAACATTCCGAAGAACGGAGGAAAACGGATTGAATTTAGACGATTTGAGCAGCTTCCAAAGGCGCTTACGCCCTTAACGGAGGGGGTAACGCCGGAAGGCCAGACCATGACTGTAACAAAGCAGGAGGCAGAGGTAAAGCAGTATGGCGGCTTTGTATCATTATCTGACCAGATTAGCATGACGGCAATCGACAACGTGGTTGTAGAAGCCACGACAGCCATTGGAAACCAGGCAGGAAGTACCCTGGACACTATATCGAGAGAGGCGTTAAACGCCGGTACTAACGTGCAGTACGCAGAGGGGCAGGTTTCCTCCCGCGCCGAACTGACAGCAGAAATGAAGCTGACGGTAAAAGCAATCAAGATGGCTGTGAGGGCTTTAAAGGTCCAGAATACAGCTAAAATCAATGGACACTATGTAGCTATTATCCACCCGGATTGCGCCTATGATATCACGTTGGATCCGAGATTCATTGAGGTAGTGAAGTATAAAAACCCGGAACGGATTTTTAATGGCGAAATCGGAACCCTGGAAGGCGTGCGATTTATAGAGACGACTGAGGCAAAGAAGTTTACCAATGCCGGCGCGAGTGGGATTGATGTATATTCCACGCTGCTGCTGGGAGAAAACGCATACGCAACCACCAAAATTGAAGGAGGAGGGCTGGAAACGATTGTAAAGCCACTGGGAAGTGGAGGTACAGCCGATCCATTGAACCAGCGTTCTACGGTTGGATGGAAGGCCATGAAGGTAACTGAAATCTTGTCCCAGCAGTACATGGTACGTATTGAGACAGCATCTACATACAACGACCATAAAGCAAATTAACGGAGGTAAAATGATGGCAGCAACAAAGAAGGAAGAAATGGTAAAGTTCACCTTGTTCTGGGATGGAGACCGCTATAAGGCCCCGCTGTTTGTTGGGGTGAATGGGAAATCATACCTGATAGAACGCGGAAAGGAAGTAGAAATTCCCAGGTCTGTCTATGAGGTAATCATGAATTCAAATGACCAGACAAGAGTAACCGAGGAAGTTATGGAAAAGGCAAAGCAGGTTGAACTGATTCAGGGATAAGGAAGGAGCAGACGGGGTGATTACGGTAGTAGGTAGAAAACTTGTTATTCCTGAAAAGGATAGCCAGATAGGGACGACGTACGATAATAACTCGGAGGTGCGCCATATCAGGCTGAACCGCATCACGGCGGGCGGCGTGGACCTGGCTAACCTGCGCTTCAAGCTTGATTTGGAATATGAGGATGCCATACTGGATACCTGCCTGCTCGATGCAGAAGTACAAGAAGCGTATATCCTGCTGACATGGAGCATCCCGGCCGCCTGTGTGTCTCATAAGGGTACAGTATGGATAGCTGTTCGCGCATATGATGAAAATGGAACCATCAAATGGGCTACGAATCCAGGGGCCGTGTATGTAGGACACACGATATTTGATGGGGAAGCATACAAAGGACACCTTGCCGAATTTGAACAGCTAGAAGAACGAATTACTCAAAAAGCAGAAACACTGGATGCTAACGAGAGTAAAAGACAGGAAGCAGAGGAACAGCGCAAAGCCAATGAAGAACGAAGGGTAAACAATGAGGCTGAATGGCAGCGGCAGGCAGAGACAGCCATAGCGAAAGCCAATACAACATTGGAAAAGGCGACGGAAAAGGCGGAGGAAGCAACACAGGCGGCCGCCACAGCGACTGTTAAGGCAGAGGCAGCAGAGGCTAGCTCCGAGGCCGCCAACCAAAGTGCGAATACAGCCAGCCAGGCGGCCAATACGGCAGCAATCAGAGCAACAGAGGCAGAAGGAAGCGCTACAGCCGCCAGCCGGAGCGAGAGCACAGCCAGCCAGGCGGCTAGCACGGCGACTGCTAAGGCAGAAGCAGCAGAGGCTAGCTCCACAGCCGCCAACCAAAGTGCGAATACAGCCAGCCACGCGGCCGATACGGCAACAACCAGAGCGACAGAGGCCGAAAGAAGCGCTACAGCCGCCAACCAAAGTGCGAATACGGCCAGTCAGGCGGCCGCAACGGCAACGAATAAAGCAACTGAGGCCGAGAGAAGCGCTGAGGAAGCAAATCAGATTGCACAGGGGCTGGGTGGTTTTAATGGCAAGGCATCCTCGGTTTCGGCCGTGGATGAACAAGGATTATTAGGAGGAGCGGATGGAACAAGCAATGTGCAGGAGTTGCTTGATGCGTTGGCACAAAAGGTTGCGCTGGAATTGGTGAGCAATTCAAAGCTGGCAGAGATATTAAGCGGATACATTGCAACGTCCAGTATCAATAATACGGGCCTGGTTACGGAAGAGGGATTTGTGGCGGATGCGCGGCAGATGAATCCAAATGTTGCCGGTTCACTGGCGGCCAAAGTAAAGAAGAATACGGACGATATTGTTACTGCAAATAGCAATTTAGAATGGAAATTAAATGGTACATACAAGGCCACAGATACTTGCCCGTTACCTGAAAAATATAATGAGTTGATGATTAAGATTTACCGTACTTCGGATTACGCATATACATGTGGTGTCAATATATTAAAAGCAGAGATTGGTAAAAACACTGGTAATTGGATGACTGGTTGTGGTCGTGACGCAAATGGTTGGGATGTAAAAATAGTTATAGCCATCACCAATACAATTGCAATAAATTCTGTTTTTATAAACGCAGCAGATAATAAATCAAATTTCAGCTTTGTCGTTTATTACCGCTAATAATCATTTAAGCTCCCATGCGCTAAAAGCCGATGAGTTATCAGCAGCGATGCGCTGATATAGGGCGTTACTGATAGTAACGTATGTCTGCGTGGAAAATTGATTACACACAACGCTTTTAAAAACACCGGTCTCATTTACCGGGAAATTATAGGCGGTTAGATTACCCTGTGCAGGATTACAGTAAAATATTATGTTGTGGTTTCTATAATCGTCAGCGTTGTTTTTACCTGACCATAGACCATCATTTTTTATAAGCAGCTTATCGACTAAATTGCTATTTAAAAAAATAATAAGAAAGGGGGAAAGCCTCATGAATAGAAATGTATTAGTTTTAAAAGATGCCACAGAAATAACCATTGTCAATGATGACGGCATTCATAACATACAGATTATTGTTGACAATCTGTCAGAACTTGGAACATTATGGGACAAGCTCACACCCGATAATCTGTCAACAGTGGCAATCAAAGATTCCGAGGGAGCTGTGGTAGGAAACTACAACAATATGGTCCTGTGCAGTCCGGCTTTCCGGGCGGTAGATAAAACCGAAGATGGAAAAATCAGTGCAACATTTGGAATCCGTGGTAAAACGGAATTGGAATTGTTAAAGGAGCAGGTAGCAGCCATGAGTGAAACTTTAAGTGTACATGATGGCGCGATTGGAGATATGGGAGCTGTCATAAGTGCTGTAGCGGAGACTACAGAAGGAGGGAAAGCATAATGGGACGTTATTATGGCCTGAAAATCAGGAATAACGAAATGACACTGGAGAAAGTTCCCAGGCTTTGGAAAACAATGACTGAAAAATGGCTGGAACAGAATACAGCGGATTGATGGAGGAATCTTGTGCCAACGGAAGTCATAGTTGCATTAATTGGGCTGCTGGGAAGTGCTGCGGGCACGTTTACCGGAATCATGGTGTCAGCCAAATTAACGGCATATCGTTTAAGCGAACTGGAAAAAAGGGTAGAAAAGCATAACACAGTCATTGAACGGACTTACAAACTTGAAGAAGCGCAGGCGGTTATGCAGGAACAAATCAAGGTGGCCAACCATAGAATTGGAGACTTAGAAAAAGAAAGAGAGGAATGACGATGAAGCACGTAGATTGGACAAGAAAACTGACAAGCCGGAAATTTTGGGCGGCTGTAGTTGGATTTGTAAGCCCGATTATGGTGGCAGCAGGGGCGGGAGACAATGAAATTACCCAGGTGACCGCTATTATTATGGGAGGGGCCACTCTGATTGCATACATAATCGGCGAGGGGCTGACGGATGCGGCGGCCACAGGAAACACAGGAAAAGAACCTGAGGCAGAGGAGCGGGTGGCGACCAAATAGCCGGAGGTGGTCCGAAATCTAATATGTAACAAGTCAACAGGAGGGGAGGCAGAGGGCTTCCCCTTTTATGCATAAGGAGGAAATTATGATTGATAATGCATACGCAAGAGGGCAGAAACTGTTATGTGGCGATTATAGCCAGTACACACCTACTGGAAAGTCTTATTTCACCAAAAAAGGCAGATGGTTTTCTGTACCTAGAAGGGGAGATATCGTCTATTTCTATTATACATCTCTGGGCCGTGTTGGGCATGTGGGTGCTGCCGCGGTAGTAGAAACCGATTACCAGAACCGGACATTTGAGTTTGTCACGTTTGAGGGAAACACATCATCGGGAAACGCAGGGGACCGTAATGGAGGATGCGTCGCCCGGCATACCTATAAAGCATCCTTTGATGCAGTGGGAGGAACACAAAAAATCAATGGATTCGGGCGCCCCATGTACAGTATGGATACCTGCACAGTAGATGAATTTATTAATGTCCTGGAGGGAGAGCTGGGATACATTGAGAAGGAAAGCAATAAAAACCTGGATAGTAAGACTGGGAATCCAGGAGATAAAAACTATACAAAGTACGGGAAATGGTATGGGTATAACCCTGCATATTGGTGCCAGCAGTTTATATCATGGTGTGCATACGAAGCCTGCCGCCAGCACATGGAGAAAACACAGACCGGGTGGGAGAAACAGCCAGACGGAAGCTGGAAATACTTGCGGTATGGCACATACATCAAGGATGAATGGGAGCTTATCAACACCGCGGCTGGGGCTCAATGGTTTGTATTTGATGGTGCCGGGACAATGATAACGGGATGGTTCGGGTCAGATGAACAGGGCTGGTACTACATGAACCCGGATGACGGGGCCATGCTGGCGTCACAATGGTTTGAAGTCAAGGGAAAACATTATTATGCAACAAAGACAGGGGAAATAGCAAAGAATGTGTATGTGAAATCAACGGCTCCAGGAATGTATTGCTGGGTAAATGGTTCGGGAGAATGGGTAAAAGAGTGGGATACCACCATGCCGGACCTGCAAACATATGGCCTGGCAGAATAGGGGGAAGAAATGACAGTAGGGGAATTAATAGAAACAATCATCCGGATGAGAGGACGCCAATACGGTGAGGATATCATGATGGGATGGCTCAATGAGATAGAGGGCCAGGTGATTGAAGAGATAGTGAACCGGGCACAGGGCTACAATGTGACATTTAAACCGTTGTCTTATGACTTGGACGCGGAAAAGGAGCTAACCATACCGACGCGTTTCCAAGACGTGTATATCCATTACATGCTTTCTAAAATTGACTATCACAATCAGGAAACAGAACGGTATAACAATGATGTGGTTATGTACAACAGCGCATATGATGCGTATGCGGCATGGTTCCGGCGAGAGAATATGCCAAAGCGTGGCGCGTCATTTTCAGGATTTTAGGAGGTTGCCATGGGAAGATTGCCATTCCTGACTATGGCCCCAAAAGAAAACAGCCGTCAGATAGGTAACTTTCTGGGACTGAATACGGGGACGGTCATAAGCGAAAACGAATTTGCCGACATGCAGAACATGTCCTCCGATGATTTTCCGGCCATCTCTACACGGAAGCCCAGGGGAAAAATCATCAAGAACCTGACAACGCCTCACGGCCTGTTTTATAAAAACGGATTGGCGTATGTGGACGGTACAGAGTTGTATTACAAGGATAAAAAGATTGCAGATGTGACAAGCACGGATAAACAGATAGTGGGATTGGGCGCGTTCCTGGTTATTTTTCCGGATAAGATAATGTATAACACCTCGACCGAGGAACTGACCAACCTGGAGACAAAATGGTCTCAAACCTCGTCAGCTACATTTGCTCAGACAACAACTGGGTCAACCATGGTCAAAATCAGTTGCACAGGTATAGGGAAATCATTCCATCAATTTGATGGAGTAGAGATAACGGGATGCACAAATGATGCATTCAATAAAACCACGGTCATACAGGAAAAGGCGGATGATTACCTTGTAATTATTGGTAACCTATCCGAATCATTCAGCCAACCATCCGGCCTCACCATCAGCCGGAAGGTTCCTGATATGGATTATATCTGCGAGAATGGAAACCGGATCTGGGGCTGCTCCAGTAAAAACCATGAAATATACGCAAGTAAGTTGGGAGATCCGGCAAACTGGAATGCGTTTGAAGGGATAAGCACGGATTCATACGCGGCGACCGTGGGCAGTGATGGAGATTTCACCGGCTGTCTGTCCCATCTTGGATACGTTCTGTTTTTTAAGGAGGACGCTATACACACCGTCATGGGTGACAAGCCGAGTAACTTCCAGGTTACAACCGTCAGCCCGGCCAGAGGCATTGCAAAAGGCTGTGAAGGCACGGCCTGCGTGGTGGATGAGACATTAATATACGCGGCCCGTAACTGCATATGTAGCTATGACGGTGCCAACCCATCCAGCATATCGGATGCCATAGGGGACTACAGAGTATCCCAGGGCGTAGCCGGACAGTATGATGGAAAGTATTACGCATCCCTTGAACGGAATGGAGAATGGGCCATGTATGTATTTGACTTGGAAAAGAACTTATGGCACAAGGAGGACGGCTTGCATGTACGGTTTATGTCATACGGAGAAGGAGAACTGTACTATATCGACATAGACGGGAATCTGTCAACTGTGGCCGGGAACCGGGAAGAGAAAATAAAGTGGATCCTTGAAAGCGGGGATATGCTGGACGGAAGCGTTGAGTTTAAGTATCTGAAGCGCCTTCTGTTCAATATGAAAATGGAGCCAGGGACAGAGGTGGATATTCTACTACAATATGATGAACAGAAGGATTGGGAGAAAGTATACACCTATACGGCTGCTTCATATCGTACCTATGTCCTCAACGTGATTCCACACCGGTGCCAGAAATACCGGTATCGCCTGGAGGGCAGAGGGGCGGCTACGTTGATTGCTATAGGTAAATATGTAGGTTATGGGAGTGAGAGGCGTGGCAGTTTTTAAACCACTGGTGTTGGACCAGGATGAAACAGATATGAGCCAGGTCATGAGTAAACTGTATCGCTTCAGTCGGGATTTAAAATATACGTTGTCGAATCTGACCCTGGAGGACAATATGGATAATTCATTCCTGAAGGTCCTGGATAGTCGAAAGAATAAAACTAGAGAAATAAGCTTCAGCAAAGACGCCTTGACCATTGATTTGCTGGACTATGAAACCGGGATGCATACAAGCCTGGAACAAATCCGTGAAAAGATATCGCTCCTGGTAGATTCCGGGGACGTGGTAAATACCATGCTGTCACGGATGGAGCTGTACGGGGAGTATATCACCCTTAAGACAGGACAGGTCATCATACAAGCTCAAAACATGACCCTGGATAAAGCGGGAAATGCGTATTTTTCAGGGGATATCATAGGTGGCTCAATCAACATAGATGGGAAATTTATCGTGTATCCAGATGGAAGCTGTTATGTAGACGGGGCATTCACAACAGAAACATTAAACCCTCCAAATGGAATATATGCTTATGAATTGGACGTATACAATGATGATGACCGGATAAATACGGTCACGGGAAACATAGCGTGCGCCGATGCCTATATATCGGAAACCCTTACATGCAGAAGAGTACACCAGACATCAGACAGACGGTGTAAGAAATGGATTGAACCTATATCTGACCAGGAAGCGACAGAAGCATTAAAGGCAATCGTGCCAACGCGATACACGTTTATTGATAGCGGCCGGGCTGGTATTGGCTGTATTGCCCAGAATCTATATCGTAAAACAGAGGCAGGACGCCTTCCAATGGTTGTACGACATGGAAAACACCTGGCCCTCCCATACAGCAGCTATGGAGCCATCTATACCCGAGCAATCCAGAAAAACCAAGAGAGGATAGGAGCAATAAAACAAGAAATCAAAGAAAGAAAGGAGCGGATCCGTGTCAAGCTTTAACGTGCCGGCAGTGGGCGGTCAAAATCCTGATATTAAGAAGGTATATAGCTATGTTCGGTTGCTGAACCGCGAATTGAAATATACCCTGGGAAACCTTACGCCAGAGGACAACTTCACGCAGGAAACGCTTTTAAAGTATCAGGAGACGGATACAACCATTGCACAGCTTGAGGTTACTATGGATGGATTTCTGACCCAATTCAAGGACCTGAAAAATGACTTGGAAACCGGAATCCGAGTGCTGAATGGTGAAATTTCTATGAAGGTAAGCGCAGGAGAACTGTGTTCAGAGATATCTGCCACTACGGACACTATCACATTCAAGAGCGGTTATCTTATCATAGACAGTAACAATTTTAAGTTATACAAGGATGGAACCGCTCAGTTTTCTGGAACCATTAACGGCGGTTCCATCAACATCAATAACAATTTCATTGTAAGCAAAAGTGGCGCCGTTACTACCAAGGCAATTACCTATTCCGGGCAGATAAGCGTTAATGGGCTGTTGTACTCCAACTATATGCGCATTGCGGGAAATGCCAATGTGGAAGGTTCCCTTACATGCCGATATCTAAATGCGACCTATGATGTATCCTGCGAGGTTCTGACAGAACGGTCGGACCGGCGCTTAAAAGAAAATATAGAGGAGATACCCGACCAGACAGCTCTTGCGCTTGTCCTGGGATTCAGACCAGTCACATTTACCTATAAGGATTCGGGAAAGAGAGGAATGGGACAGATTGCCCAGGATTTAGACGAACTCCAGAAAAGACTGGGTACAGACCTGCCCTTGGTGGACCACGGAGGGGAATATCTATCAATTCCATACAGCACAAATAGTGTTTTGTATGCCGGGGCCATCCGGGCCCAACAGAGAGAATTGGATGAACTGGAAAAGGAAATAAACCGAATGAAGGAGGAAAATATATGGTAAAGATTGCATTTGAAGAAGAAAAAATCAATATGGCTCTGATGCTGTTAAATCAACTGCGGGTGGAAGGCATACAGCAGGCGAACTTTCTTTTATCCATAAACAATATATTGACCAACGGAGAAAAAGTAGAAGAGGAAGAAAAAGTAGAAAAGGAAGGAGGAAAATAATATGGCAGTAGCAAGCATTGTCGATTATTTGAAAAGCAAAGGACAGGATAGCTCCTATAACAATCGAAAAAATCTCGCAAGCCAGTATGGAATTACCAACTATGCCGGAACAGCCGCCCAGAACACAAACCTGTTGAGGGCATTGCAAAGCGGAAGTAAAGGAAGTGCAGCCAGTCCACAGGCAACCAATCAGGCAACAACAGGAAGTAATGTAACCATAACGCCAGTAAACAATGCAAGTGCCGAAAACAAAAACAGCCAGTACTTGACTGGATACCAGTACCAGAAGTATACGCCATCGGACAGAGTAAACAGCTATGCAGATAAGCTGGCCGACCTGGAGGACGATAAACCGGGGGCCTATGTGAGCAAGTACGACAGTCAGATAGACAGCATTGTAAACAGCATCCTGAACCGGCAGCAATTCGACCCCAACAGCGTGTATGATACGGATTTATATAAAAATTACAGGGAACAGTATATGCAGCAGGGAAACAAGGCTATGCGTGACACGATCGGTAACATATCCGGAATGACGGGCGGATATGGATCGACCTATGCCACAGCAGCCGGCCAGCAGGCATATGATAACTACATGAGCCAGCTGGGAGACAAGACCATGGATATCTATGATAGGGTGTATCAGCAATACCTTAACGAAGGTCAGGAACTGTATAACCAGCTTGGAATGGTCAATAACCAGGACAGCATTGACTATAGCAGGTATAGGGATACGGTCAACGATTACTACAACGACCTTAATTATTATGCCGGCCGGTATGATAGTACATATGCGCAGGACTTTGGAGAGTATCAGTACAACCAGGATGCCCAGCGCTGGGCAGAGGAATACGCATACAAGAAAACACAGGATGCATTGGCGCAGCAGAACTGGCAGACACAGTTTGATTACCAGAAACAGCAGGATGCACTTCAATATGCGCTCCAACAGCAGCAGCTTGCACTGTCGGCTTCCAAAGCCAGGAGTGGAGGCAGGGGAGGGTCACGCAGCGGAGGAACTAAAAAGAGTTCAAGTGCCCAGAAACAAGCACAAACTATACAGAAACAGTCTAATTTGGGCGGAAGGGCATACTACATCTATAGCACCAGACAGAAGTTGGAAAATAATGCAAGCGATGCAGACGTAATGCAGGAATTGTATGACAGAGGAGTGCCGGATGATGAAATAAAGAAAATTATGAAGGCGGCGGGTGGAGATTACGAGGCAGGATTGCAACAAGCAATAGATGATTCCAAAGAAGCCAGAAATGGAAAAATGGGAGGGTTTAAGTCAGACTTGTTCAGGGGAGTTGCAAATAATATGTTTGGCAGATAAAAGGAGAAAATTATGTCAACAAGGAAAAACTATGATAGGTACAATATGACTATATCATCCTTAAAGGAAGATGGAGAAGAAGAGAAGGTCAGCGCAGCGGCAAGGATTTTTGAGAGAAGAAGACAGGCAATTAATCAGGAGGGAGATGTTTCGGAAGATACTGGAATGTCACCGGTAGAGATATTTCGAAGAAGACGGGAACGTCTGGGGGCTGCTACGCAGAAGATACCAAAACAGATGGACGGAGAGCGTAGCGACAAAGAGCATATACAGCATTCAACAAGCACGATGCAGAGCAAAACGCCGATATTGTCCTCTTATTTGTCTGGAAACCACGAAAGCAGAGGAACATCCTATGCAGCTATCATGCAGGACGAAATAAATAGGGATGCAATTGAGGAAAGAACACGGGAAGCGACTGCCAGAAGAAAAAAGGATGCACAGGAGCGGGAAGCAGCAAAAAGAATACTGAATAAAATAGGATATCAGGATGGATATCAGTTTAAGCGATACATTGACCTGCCTAATGAACCAGACTTTGCCCAAACCGTTGAAAAAGCCAAAGCGAATGACCCTTCATGGATGGAGCGCGCCCAATTTTGGAAGAAAACATCCAATCCAGTAGAAGATGCATACAGGCAAATGGAAAAGATGTGGGGAAAAGACGGGGCAACCCAGGAGGACATTCGGGAGAAAACCCTAAAAAGAACTATGGGAGTAGGCTCGGAAAGCGATAATATGCTGCGGAAGTATGCCCTTATGACCGAGCGAGAGCGATATACATATGATTATGTATTTGAAAAGGCCGGAAAGGAGGCGGCAGATAAATACCTGGATAGTCTGCAAGATACAATCAACCTGAGAAGCGCGCAGGATAAATACACCAGAGACGAAACGACCGTACCAGACCCCATGAAGGTTCCGTACAATATTGGAAAATCATTTGGAATAGGTGCGGAAAGCGCTGTGAAAGGAATCGGACACCTGCCAGATGCAATATTAGGCAGACAGCCGGACTACAACATCACAGAATCCGAATATTACCAGGAGCTGCTAAATAGTCAGGCTGGAGGCGCTGAAAGATTAGCTTACAACCTTGCGTCCGGTCTTGGAAACCTGGCTCCATCTATTGCAATTGCAGCGGCAACGGGAGGCGCAGGAAGCGCTGGAGCCGCGGGAACTATAGGAAAATTTGGTGGAAAACTGTCCGCTTGGGCGGCAAAGGGGGCTTTGGGAAGCGGTATAATGTCAGCTCAAATGGCAGGTCAGACTTATCGGCAGGATATCATGGAAGGGCGTCCGGTTGAGGGGGCCCAGATGAATGCGGCCCTTACTGCCGCCGATGAATATGTAACCAACTGGCTATTGGGCGGTATCGCGGCCTATGGCGGCGGAGCCGTAGGGAAGGTATTAAAAAACAGTAAAGTAGGCCAGGCGGCTAAACAGGGCATATCAAATGCCTTGGCGAAAAATCCGGCAATCCGTAGGGCAGTCCTTGGGGCGGCTAATTATGGTGGCGATATGCTGTCAGAAGGAACTCAGGAGGCCGTGCAGGACCTGACGGAATCCATCAGGAAGAGCATGATATACGGAGACAATCTGGACCTTGCTGGAGACCTTAAAGACCCTCAGACATGGGAAGATTTTGCGTTAGGTGCCTTGACCGCTGGTATCCTGAATGCGCCTGGGGCCATATCAAACAATCGGGCTATAAATCAGTATGGAAAGAGCATCAACCCAGACTATCGTGATTATGTCAATGGCTTGTCAGATATTAAGCCGGAAAGCTATGCAGATCCGGCAGATTATCAGGAAGCATCTAAGCTGAAGCAAATGGCAGAGGAATACGCGGCCAAACAGGCCAACAAGGAATTTGTTTCTAACCGCGAGAAGGCAGAGTATGCGATACGGTTTCAGCAGTTCATGGAAAACACCATGCGCCATAACGAGGAAAAAGCAGCCAGGGAAAACGCTCAGAATAGCCAGCAGGCCACAGGAGCGGAAGCGGATGAACAAACTTACACCGAACCCGAAACAGCCGAATACGAGCCGTATAATGAGCCAGAGGAAGCGCCGACCAAAGCTCAAAACCAGACGGAACCAACACAGAAACCGGCTGTGAATCAAACAGTGGCCAGCCAGGCTGTTCCGAATCAGACAGAAGCATATAGAAAGCCATATGGGAAGAATGGCCAGGAGGCATTACAGAAAGGATATGACGGCAGCATTGAGCTGTCTGCCTACAATAAAGCTTTTGGGCGTGCCTACGATGCAGGTTACTATAACGTGAGCATGGATATTGCAGAACGCTCGGCCATTATGAGCGTACTAACGAATGAACAGTTTGTGGATGCATATAAAGCCGGCGCGCAGGATTACAACACGGACAACAATATAGACCTGAAAACCGGCCGGCCCAAAACCGTTCCCCAGGGAATCCCAAGGACTGGAGGGTTGGGAACTGTATCGGAAAGCGCAACTACACCGCAGCGTAAAGTGGCAGAGCATATAGGAAAGATGACCGGTTTAAAAATTAATCTGGTGGATGGATTGGGACAGACCAACGCGGCCGGCTCTTATGGAAATGGAGAAATCACTATCTCCATTAACAGCAACGATTTCAACGGAACTCTTACCCATGAACTGACACACCATATCAAGAAGTATTCACCAAAGGGATATAGGCTGTATACAGAGATAGCCGTGGAAGCCGTTATGAAATCGGAAAACACATCCTTGGAAAACCTCATGGAGAGCTATGAAAACAGGTACGCAGAGGCCGGACAGGAGTTGACACGGGAGGAAATCATGGATGAGGTTGTGGCGGACGCCACGCAGAAGTTCTTTAATGACCCCAAATTCATTGATTCCATTACAAAAAAAGACAAAACTATTGCGCAAAGAATTGTGGATTTCCTGAGTGATGTTGTTGACTCCATAAAACAGCTGATGAAAAACGGAAGCACCAGGGCAGCCGCAAAGGGACTGGAAGAGGACCTGAGATATTATGAGGATGCCAGAGACGCCTGGATGCATGCACTGTCAGACGCCAGCGAAACATACAAAGCAGACAGACAGGGACAGGCAGAGGGGCAGAAGGAACAGTACGCCTTGGAAAAACCAGAATTGGTGACAGATGAAAACATTGAAGAGAATTATGAAAAGGTCAGAGAAATGGATTCGGTAGCGGATTTATCAGGAAACGAATTTGAAAAGGGCGAGAAAGACCTTGTAACCCAAGTTTCTGATTTTTATAAGTCAATCGGAGGAAAAGTGCACAATGAAGTAGTAGGAGACATATATCTTGATAGAGATAGCGTAAAGGATGATATAGGCCATGGAGTAGGACGGGCAAAGGCAATTACATTTGCAGCTGTTCCGGATATATTGAAAAACGGCTATGTATTGGACTATAAAAAGAACTGGAAAAACAGGGGTTATGATTCAGCCGTGATAGGAGCTAAGGTAAATATTTCTGAGGGAAAGTATGCTGGGAAATATTATGGATTGGCAGTTGTGAAATTGTTAGATGATAATAAAATGTATCTGCATGAAGTACACACAACAAAGGCGGAGAGTGTTATGCCGTTCAAGACCCCGGACCTCCAAGGAGGCAAAACACGGAGCGACACTTACACTCTTCCGCCTATCTACAGTATACTCAATAAGCTGATGAATGTCAACGGAGAAAACCAGCCGGAGAAAATAAGATTACAGTTGGAAGATGTAGATAGAGCAGAAACAGATAGACATATAGAGGCGTTACTGGATGAAAATCAGGCTTTGAGAGATGCTAATAAACTCCTTGAGAAACAATTTACGCTTACCCCCAAAAACGAGGTAAGGCAGCGTGATGTGGAAAAAGTGGCAAAAGGACTGCTTGGAGAATATAACAGCACCTACAAACCAGAAACACTTATAAAAAATCTGGATAAGTTGTATGGATATATCCGAAGTGCCGAACATGTGGACAGCGCCCAGTTAACAGAAGCCGCCACGAGTATTGCAAAGGGCATCCTAAAGCAATCCAGGCAGGTTGATACGGAAATGACACAACAGTATAAGGATGTCAGAAACCAGATAAAAAATACCAAGATTAAGATTTCTGAACAGGACAAGGCAGACATGGCGGTATCGGGCGGATATAACGAATTTAGGAAGCGTAATTTTGGCAGGATGAAATTGGGAAACGATGGAATACCGGTAGACAGCTTGTATCAAGAATTGTCAGCACTACATCCAGAATTATTCCCGGAAGATATTACCCATCCGGCCGACCAGCTAGTTGCCATCGCGGATGCGCTGGAACAGACCGAAATACAGGTACAAAATCCGTATAAGGCCAACCTGGATGAAATGGCCTATATGGTAGGGCAGGATATCTTGCAATCTTACTTTGACGTACGTCAGGAAAAACCTACATTTGCGGACCGTAAAGAGGCGGAGATACAGAAGGTGAGGCGGGAGTACTCTCAGAAAATGAGGGAGTATAAGAACAATCTGAAAAAGCAGTATGAGGACAACCTATACCGGGTTCGTAGGGAGAATATACAGGAGATTCAAAAGCTTGCTAATGCGTATAAAAATCTGACGGCAACCCAGCAGAGGGAACAGAAGGAATATTATAAAAAGAAGATGGATGACCTCAGAAATGAAAAGAATCAGGCTCTGGCGGCAATGCAGCAGAAAAACCGTGAGCAGACAAAACGAGTGAGAGAGAATCAGAGAGCCAGGGAAGCCAAGAAAATAATCATTAAGGAAGCAAAGACAATGCAGACTTGGCTGTTAAAACCCACGGATACAAAACATATCCCGGAGGAAATTAGAACCGTTGTGGCAGAATTTCTTTCCAATATTGATTTTTCATCTAATGAACTGAATAACAACGGGATACCTACCCAGCGCACCACGGCTTGGAGGAATGCAAAAGATGCATTTGAAAAGATTATAAAGGAAAATGGTATCCTTCGTGGGAAGGATGGAAGAGAGTTCTATATGGAGATAGACCCAGACCTTGTTGAGCGGATTGAAGCAATTGCAAAGAAAGCGGAAGGCGTGGAAAAACTGGACAACTTGGATGTTTACCATATGGAAGAACTAAAAAAGGTCGTGTTGTCTATGAAAAAGGCAATCACGGAGGCCAACACCTTAAAGAGTAACAAACGTTCCGGACAACTCAGCATTCTTGCAGAAGGCATATTTAACGATTTACAGGACCGAAAGAACCACTCAGAATATCTGGGAGTAATCGGGCCGGCTGATAAAATGTTGAATTATGATATGCTGGATGCACAGACTATGTTTGGAAAACTGGGTGATAACTTCAAATCTCTTTACAATTCCCTTCGGGAAGGACTGGACAAAAAGACAATAAAACTTAAGAATGCACAGGACCATGTGGAAAAGCTGTTGAGGGATAATGGAATATCGTATAAGACGTTGAGAGAATGGACTGGACCAGAGGCAAAGTCGGGTAAATATAAGACGTCTGGAGGGACAATTGAGCTTACTATTTCTCAAGTAATGTCATTATATGAATTGAACAAGCGAAACCAGGCGCGCACTCACATGTATGAACGTACGGGAGGCATTATATCAGCTCCAAGGGCGGGTAAAATGCGTATCGAAGATGGAAAGCTGATATTGCCAAAAATAGAAAAGGCATACAGAGAAACCAAAGTGACAGAGGCAGATATAGCAAGGATTATTAATACTCTGACACAAGAACAAAAAGCATTGGCTGACGGGATGCAGCGATTTATGGGAGATGATTGTGCAGCGTGGGGAAATGAAGTCAGTATGCAGATGTACGGATATATGAAATATACAGCGAGAAATTATTTTCCAATTACAGTATATGATAATCATATTCATACGGAGCAGGGAAACTTAAAAAACCAGCAGAGTACTATCAAAAACCTTGGATTCACAAAAAGTACCGTGGAAAAAGCGAATAAACCTATCGTGATTGAAGATATATTCGATGTATACTCGAGGCAAGTGGACCAAATGAGCACATACAATGCCTATGTGATTCCTCTATCAGACCTTAATAAAGTATTCAATTATATGGATATGAGAAACGCGGCAGATGGAAAAAGTATAAAGGAGGAAATAGAGCGCACCTACGGAAAAGAAGGGAACAAATATATTGACAAGTTGATAGCGGATATTAACGGAAGCCTTAATAAAGACAAGAATCTCTGGGACAAACTGTCACAAAATATGAAGGTCGCTTCTGTTGCGGGTAACATTAGAGTAGCTTTGCAGCAACCGACAGCCTATATAAGAGCATCAATGGAAATAGATGCTAAGTATTTGAGCAGAGGCGCGCTTACGATGACCAGGAAAGACCAGTGGGACATTATGTGTAAATACGCACCAATTGCTCAGTGGAAAGACTGGGGATTCTATCGTATGGACAATAGCAGGCAGATAAAGGATGTATTATTCCAGACAGATAGTAAAACGCAGAAAATCAATAATGCATTTATGATATTCGCTGAAAAAGGTGATAAGCTCGCATGGAATAGGCTGTGGAGAGCATGTGAGTTTGAATGTATGGACAGACACCCGGATCTGTCTGTTGGTACCGAAGCGTTTTATGCTGAGGTAGGGAAACGATTCAGCGAGGTTATTGACAAAACACAGGTAGTGGATTCAGTACTGCACAGAACCCAGATTATGAGAAGCGAACGTGATTCGGATAAGATGTTGACTGCATTCATGGCAGAACCACTCAAAACATATAATATGCTCTATCGAGCTGCCTCTGATGTTGCCGTAGGGAAGAAAGGCGCCAAAGGCCGTATGGCTAAAGCGGTCGCTGTATATACCGCAGCTGCCCTGGTTACATCAATGGCCGCAGCAATCCAGGATGCAATGAGAGATGATGATAGGGATAAGAAATGGATGGAAAAATATTGGGATAATGTATGGGGGAATTTCAAAGACAATATGAATCTGATAAACAGTATCCCTTATGTGAAAGATGCGTACGGAATATTAATTGATGGATACACCCCAAACCGCCCAGATGTTGCTGCTTATCAGGATTTAGCCAGGGCTTTAAACCGGGTGAAAAAGCTTGCTGATGGAGAAAGCAGCTTAACACCACAAGCAGTTATAATAGACGTGATTCAGAGTGGTAGTAAACTGTTTGGTTCACCAGTAAAAAGTGCAACTAGGGATTTAAGAGCGATTGTAGATACGGTTATTAATGAGCATGGGAGCGATTCAGTAGACTATACGTGGTTAAAGCAAAAATATGCCATAGGGAGCAAAGATAACTTGAATCTATATGCAGGAATGATGATCGAAGCCCAAAGAAACGGCGATAAGGATCTACAGAAGCGGATCAAGACCGATTTAAACAAAGCGGAGATCGACAATGAAACCATAAGCAATAAAATTAAGTCCCTCATAAAAGGAGAACTTATCTCAAAAGATTATATAGACCCAAGGATTGAAACCGCAGCACAGGCCAAAATGGAAGCTGATACAGAAGCATACAAAGCGGCTGTTGGTGAACTAATCGCAGAGGGATATGCCGGAAAACTGGTAACTTCCGTGATTGATTCCAGAATCAATCAGCTCAGTACAGGGGAAGAGATAGACTGGGAGGAAGAGGCGAAAACGGATCCGGATGAACTGTATGGTGAGATACTGACTGGGGAAAAAGATGAAGAAGAGTGGAGCATTTACTCTTCCAGAGATATCCTCGAAGCAGTTGAGCAAGTAGACAATACAGTGAAGAGCCTGGATGCCTTTAAAGCGATATCGAATGAAATCATAGACAGCAAAACCAAAGCCGGGAAAACAAAGTCAGAGGCCATAAGTAGCATTAAGTCATCCATCACGCGGTCCTATAAAGAAAAATGGATAGCGGCATATCTGGAGGGGAACCGTAAAGAATATGAAGCAATCCAGGCAAAATTAAATGTACTGAGGGTGGACGGAAAAAATATATACAGCGGAACTGATTATTCAAGCTGGAGAAAAGCGGCCAAAGAAAAAGAGAGAGAGGAGAATGCAAAGAAGCAATAGTGTAAAATGTATAATTATAAAAGCGATACACACCCCATAGTAAACCGCTAGCCGGTGACCCATATCCTACTAAAATCCTACTACACAAATTAAAACAAAGCAAAAAAGAATGAAAAATAGAAAAAATGAAGGCATGAAAAACAACGTATTTTAAGGAAAAACAAGATAAATTGATAATCATTCAAACTTAAAATGGATTTTCGTAATGCGTGGGTCGCCGGTTCGAGTCCGGCCAGTGGCTTGTTAAAACCCTTGTGAATTCAAGGGTTTTTCTTTTTGCCATTTTATAAGATAGTTCACATAAAATATTTTGGCTACTATTTGGTTACTACAAGTCTTTCGGATAATAGCTTGTCTTCCATAATTCCCGCACATTGTCGCTGCCGCAGTCCGTACAGATTCTCCCCATCCGTTCCAACCACCCGGACCAGACGGTGCTGTACCGGATACAGCTAGAAGAAACCATGGTATTCTATGGACTTGACTGTGAATTAAACCAGGAGATGACGGATGTGCTGTCAAACTATGCTGAGAATGCCGGACTTCTGATTTGTGATGTCCAGTACTCACCGGAAGACTATAACTTCCACAAGGGATGGGGGCATTCCATATGGGAAGCTGCTCTTAAGCTGGCAGAAGCCAGCAGCGCGAAACGGATCTGGCTTACATAATACAGCTGTACTATAGACCGGAGCCGCAGAGAATAACCGTTTTCTGTAACTTTAATCCTAACCTTGTAAATTGTATTGAAAAATCCCGGGTGATATGGTAGATTTTAATTAATACATCTGCACGGGCAATGGATGAGCAAGGGCCGGCTGCTGCAAGGAAGGGTGGGATTTATGAGAATAGAGGCGTTAAAGTACCAGACCGACAAGAAGGAGGACATCATTATTTTTGTAGATTATAATGAGGTGTACAGCGAGGGATATCATGTACAATGGTCTATAGCCGATATTGCCTACCGGAGGCCGCCTTCGAGAAACTATATCTTTTTGAGCGATACATACCGGGACGACAGTGAGTACTATATACTGTCCCCGGAAGAAAAGACAGCATATGCTTTAAAGAGACAAAAAGAGTTTGCAGGTGAGGTAAAGCTGAAAGAGGCACTGGTTTCCGCCTGGAATATCATCCGCCCTGATACGGATTCCATATTGGGAATGTGAGAAGGGGAAAATTTGGGGACATATTTTATATAGAACAAACGGGGCAGTGCCATTACGGCATTACCCCGTTCGCTTTTCAGTGCGCCCGGCGGCGCACGTCTCTAACTGGTGAAAGTCCGGAATCCGCCCGGTGGTGGGAAGGATATAGCCGAAGGCAAGGGTGTTCATCGTGAGGTGAAATCTGAAGGAAGCCGGATGTGGGGAACATACTAACCCATGGGCAAATCTCTGGTCTGACGGACAGAAATCACATCAGGCCATGCGTGAGGGTAAGGCTGCTGAACAAGTCGAAGCCCAATAACCACACGGAATCACGTATGGTAAATGTGGCAGATAGATGGAGAGAAAGAGACGTGTGGTACCCGGGGAGGTCTGTGCGGAATGTCCTGAAAGGGATAACCATTATCGAAAGATAGTACTGAACGTACAGAAGTCAGCCGAGGTCGTAGTAGTCGGGAGATGAAGGACCGAATCAACAGGAGTCTTTAGTACAACTGGGAAAGGAGGAAAGAACATTGGGTACAGAAAACAAAGATAGCTGCTCGCAAAGAGATAGCGCGGAACGTGAAGGGTATGTGAGAGCGCACCGTTCTTTCCGCCGGATATGGAAGGAAAGGGACAGTGCACAGCCGGAACTCTTGGAGGAGATACTGGAGAAGGGCAACCTCAACAGAGCTTTTAAGAGAGTAAAGGCAAACAAGGGAGCGCCAGGAATCGACGGGATTACCGTGGAGGAAATAGGCGCATACCTGAGGGAAAACCAGAAAGAACTTATCGAGAGAATCAGAAGGGGAAAGTACACCCCCGACCCGGTAAGACGAGTGGAGATTCCCAAGCCAGACGGTGGAATACGAAAGCTGGGTATTCCAACCGTAAAAGACCGCATTTTCCAACAAGCCATAACACAGCGCCTTACACCGGTCTACGAGCCGCTGTTCTCGGAGAACAGTCACGGTTATCGCCCGGGAAGAAGCGCGAAAGATGCCATTCAGAAGGTGAAAGAGTATGCAGGGCAGGGATATATCCATGCGGTAGCATTGGACCTGTCGAAATACTTTGATACCCTGAACCATGAGATACTCCTGAATATCCTGCGCAGAAATGTGAGGGACGAAAGGGTAATCCAGTGGATTAAGAGGTACTTAAAGAGTGGCGTGATGGAAAACGGAGTAGTCATGGAAACAGAAGAAGGTTCGCCGCAAGGAGGACTATGCTAAGCTTTGCATAGTCCTCCCTATGCAAAGCAAGTAACTATGCAGAGTAAATCCATGAAATCCCTGTTTCAAGCCATTTTTTCTTGCGCTGCTTTGCATAGTCTCCGAAGATATTTATGAGAGCTATTCTCGAAAATATCATATCGGAGGTGTCTTTATGGACAAAACATACTTACCAGACCTAATCTCAGGACTGGAACAAGAACTGCTCCGGCTTGGCTATACCAAAGGGAGCATGACATTTTACCGCCGGCGTTGGAACCAGCTGATGGCCTATGCGGAAGACAGGGGTGAATGCTATTACACGGAACAGCTTGGCATGGATTTCCTGAAAGAGTTCTTCGGAATCACACAGGAGGATTTTTCAAGGACTCTGCCACAGGCAGAAACACAGGAGATCCGTGTGGTCCGTATGGTTGGGGATTTCCAACTCCACCATGCGGTGCTTCGGCGTTATCTCAAGCATAAGGAAATACTGACAACCCCGTTTTTTGTGGATATCCGCAGCCGGTTCCGGAGTTCCTGTGAGAAAAAAGGCTATTCCCAGGTGACTACGGAGCATTATGTGAAGCAGTCCTCTTATCTGATGAATTATCTGGCCGCACAAGGAATGGATGATTTCAATGCAGTTACCCTGGATACGGTTCATGCTTATATCAGGACACTGGTAGGTTTTTCCTACAAAACGGTGGAGCAGCATATCTGTTCCCTGCGTGCCTTTTTCCGTTTCCTGTACCAGGAAGGTATCGTGCAGGATGACTTTGCAGCAAAAATGCCCATGGTAAAAGCCAGGAAGCAGACTGCCATCCCCTCGGTCTGGACCCATGAAGAACTGAAGCAGCTGGTCGGGGCCATTGATCGGGGGAGTCCGAAAGGCAGACGTGACTATGCCATCATCCTGATCGCGTGCCGCTTGGGTCTGCGCTGCACGGACATTAAAAACCTGTGCTTTGAAAACTTTAACTGGACGGAGAAAAAACTCTGTTTTACCCAGTCGAAAACAGGGCAGCCCATGGAACTGCCGCTTGTCCCGGATGTGGGCTGGGCAGTGATCGATTACCTGAAATATGGGAGGCCGAAGGTTGACAGCAGCCGTATCTTTGTCCGCCATATGGCCCCGTTCCTTCCTTTTTCCGATGGGGACCATCTTGACCAGCTGATAAGGACATATATGGTAAAAGCCCACATCCCGATGGGCGGCAAGCACCGGGGGATGCACAGCCTCCGCCATACTATGGCAAGCGTCCTTCTGGAGAAGGATACCCCTCTCCCGGTCATCTCCGATATCATCGGACATCTGGACACGAATTCCACCGCCGTGTACCTCAAGGTGGACATGGAACGGCTGGCGGAATGCCCCCTGGACTTTGAGGAGGTGATCCATCTTGGCTGA